AAAAAGAAAACATTAGTACCATGTCAATCATGGGTAAAGAGTATTATAACAGATTTAACTACATTTATCATCCCGATTACAAATCCTTGTGGTGTGATGCCGAAGCTACCGAAGTAGCAGTACTTTTAGGTAAATACAGATACATGGGTGATAATAAGATATTGTTTAGGCATATGCACCCAGCATGGGGACTTGCTGAGAGTGATGCCCAATATCAAAAAACAGAAGCCCCCGAAATGTGGGAACACGATTACAAAGTAATTTTAGAACGTAAAGCAAGACAATATGATTTACCTCAACATTTAATAATTAACACACCGAAGTATGCAAAACTTTAGTCAAAACCAAGAGCAGCAAGTTATATTAGATTATTTTGGAAGCAAGGTAGGAACTTTACTTTCAATAGGTGAAAATGATGGGGAAACCTTATCCAATAGCAGAGCATTAATACTTAATGGTTGGAGTGCTGATTTAGTAGAACCTGCACCATTAACATACAAAAAGCTAAATGACTTATACATTACAAATAATAAGGTAAATACAATTGAATGTGCTATTTGTGATTACACTGGATTACTTTCTTTTTGGGTAAGTGGTGAGCATTTAGGTAAAGGTGATAGTGCTTTACTTAGTACCTTATCTTTAGCGGATAAACAAAAGTGGGAAAATACAACAACCTGGAATGAGGTAACAGTAATGGCTTTTACTTTTACCGACTTTATGAAGAACAGAATAGATAAAAAGTATGATTTCATTACAATAGATGCCGAAGGTTACGACTTAAAGATATTAGAACAAATGGACTTGTTAGATTTAGGCTGCAGTTGTTTATGTATCGAACACAATGGAGTAGATAAACAAAAGTACATTGATTACCTAACCAAATTCAATATGAGAGTTATTTACCAAAATGCAGAAAACTTAATAGCAGTAGTATGAAACTATCAATACTTATTCCAACAGTACCACAAAGAGTTGCAATGTTTATGAAACTCCATGCACATATTATGAATCAAGTTGACCTATGTAATGCCTTTGGATTAGTTGAGGTCATTTCTGATAATGCAGCAGTAGGCTCAAAAACAACAGGGCAAAAAAGAAACGACTTACTACTTGCAGCCAAAGGTGATTATGTTTGGTTTATAGATGATGATGATTGGGTAAGTGATACAGCAATAGCTGATATATTAAAAGGGGTTGAAGAAAGCCCTGATGCTTTTGCAATCAATGGCACATGGTCAGAGAATGGAGAAAAGTTAACACAATGGTTTATTAGCAAAGACAATCAATACATTGCATCAACTCTTAATGGCCTGGAAGTATTTTTAAGACCACCAAACCATATTACACCAATGAAAAGAGTACATTCACTTGTAATCGGATTTCCCGATAAATCAAACCAAGAAGATTACGACTTCTGCATGAGGCTTAGAGATTCTAAACTAATACAAACAGAATATAAAATAGAAAAACCAATTTACGATTACAGATACATTAATTACAATAAACTTTACTAATGAAGATAGCAATAGTTACATATTACGATGACAAAGAACGTTACATCTTAGGTCAAAAAAGGCAAAAACAATCTCTAATAGATGTTGGTTTTCAAGGTGATTACTTTGCTTTTAATTCTTTTGGTGAAATAAATAGCCCATCACATTTAGAAACTCCATACGCTTTTAAACCATACGCAATAAAAAAAGTTAAAGATATGGGCTATGATATAGTGATATGGATGGATTCGCCAGTTTACGCAATCAAAAAACTAAACAAGTTTATTGAAGAAACTATTAATAGGTCGGTTGTATTATTTGATAACATAGGTTACACAATTGGGGATTATACAAGTGATGAATGCTTAAACCATTTTAACATGACACGAAATGATGCTTTTAGTAATCAAATGATTATGGCTTGTTTAATGGCTTTTGATTTTAGAACTAAGTTAGCGAACGCATTGTTAGAAGATTATTTAAACTCAAAAGAAGTATTTAAAGGTGATTGGACAAATGAGGATAATCAAGTCAGTACAGATAATAGAGTGAAAGGTCATAGGCACGATCAATCGGTTATGAGTATATTAGCAAACAAATACAACATTAAAATAATACATCCACACTCAACATACTTCGCTTACTTTGGTAACCCAGGACACTTACCACACGCAAACTCAGTATGCTTACTAAGTGCAGGATATTAATTAAACTATAAATATGAAAATAACTATCTTAATTTTAGCAGCTTACATAGTAGCTAAGTACATCCCAAAACCAAAGGTACTAAGAAGAAAACCTTTTAACTGCCCTTTATGTTTAACCTTTTGGACACAATTAACGTATCAATGTTTTAATTATAGTGGTATATTTAATTTAATTTGCGTACCTTTGGCAGCAGCTTTAGTGGCAGCATGGATTGAACAAGCTAACGATAAGTACCTATTAAGATGATTGACAAACTACTGAAATACAAACAAACGCTATTAGATTGGGAACAGCATGGTAAAAACTATTCCCTTTCAATTGATTGGGTAGAACTAAACCAATTAGCTATTGAAGTAGGTAACCAACCTTTTAACATTGGATGTGGATCATGCAGAACAGATTTAGCAACTTTTATTTTAACAATAATTAAAGATAAAGGAATATGACAAATGAAGAAATAATAAAAGAAATATCTGATGCTTTAATAGCACAAGGTGTAGTTAGAAACGAAGAAACCAAACAAAGCACAAAGCACTTGGAATCAATGCTATCTTTATACAAACAAGTTAGGTGGCTATCATGGTTTAACTCTTTACTTTGTTTAAGTATATTATTGGCTTTACTTTCATGTACTCACGAACCTACAAAAGCAGAGAAGTTAGCCAAACAATTAGAGATTGACAAAGTCCAATATAACAAAACTATGGATTCAATCGACTTAGAGATAATTAAATTAGGAGTAAATGGCAGCACCAAAGGGAAATAGATTTGCTTTAGGGTTAAATACATCTGGCAGACCTCCAATATATGAAACTCATGAACAGCTTATACAAAAAGCAGCAGAGTACTTTGAAATGGAAACTAATACAACAGGAGTATGTAAACCAACAATAAGCGGTTTAACTTATCATTTAGGATTTGCATCTCGTTCATCTTTATACAATTATAAGGAGAAAAGTGAAGAATTTTTGTACACCATAAATAGCATGATACAATTTATCGAATCATGTTACGAAAAGAACTTACATGGATTTGCATGGGCAGGTTCTTGCTTTGCTTTAAAAAACATCAATAGTAAAGATTGGAAAGACGAGGTAACGCAAAACCAAAATCAAGTAGTTACTAAAGTTGAGATTATAGAAAAGAAACGAGATGCATGACATTAGATGTTACACCCGTATTTACAAAGAACTACGCAAGTGAAAAACGTATAAAGGTTAACAGAGGCGGTACACGTTCATCTAAGACACGTTCTATTGCACAAATATGTGTGTTATGGTTAATGACTGGTCAAGTATCACGAACTAAAGAGATACCCGATGGCGTTTGGTCAACAGTTCGTAAGTACGCTTCTACATTAGAGGCAACAGTTATAAGGGATTTTGAAGAAGAACTAAACAAACAAGGTGTATTCGAGAATATAAAGCAAAACAAAACCAAGCGTACTTATCAGTATGGCAATAGGTTAGTAGAGTTTATAGGTGCAGATGACCAACAAAAGTTAAGAGGTACTAAAAGAAAGATACTATATTGCAATGAGGCTAATGAGTTAGCTTATCGTGAGGAGTTTTTTCAATTGCTTATCCGTACGGAAGAAGATATCTTTATTGACTTTAACCCTGATGATGAGGATATTTGGATTAATACCGAGTTAGAACAAAAGAGGGTATTTGATAAGGGTGATGTTGAAGTAATAGTAAGCAACTACAAAGACAATACCTTCTTACCTAAATCACTTATAGAAGAAATTGAGTACCTGCAAAAAACAGACCCAGAGTTTTGGAAGGTTTATGGACTTGGCGAGTATGGTCGTAAGCATGGACTTATATTTGAAAACTACAAAGTATGTGAAGCAATACCAATAGAAGCTAAACTAATCGGTTATGGCATGGATTTTGGATTTACTAACGATCCCACTACATTAGTTGAGGTTAGAGAACAGAATGGAGAACTATACATTAGAGAGTTAATATATCAACGTGGATTAACTAACCAGGATATAAGCAAACGATTTGGAGAGTTAAACATAAACAAGGCATTTGATATAATAGCAGATAGTGCAGAGCCTAAGAGTATTGAAGAAATATACAGATTAGGTTGGAACATCTTACCTGCTGAAAAGGGTGCAGATAGTATTAAGAATGGTATTGACATCTTAAAACGCTATACAATCAACATAACAACCGATTCACCAAACATATTAAAAGAGTTTAAGTCTTACAAATGGGCAGAAGATAAAACAGGTTTAGCTATTAATAAACCTATTGACTTCATGAACCATTCAATTGATGCGATTAGATATTTAGCACTTGTTAAATTATCTCAAGCTGCCAAAGGTTGGTATGCAGTTTCTTAGTACAACTTAACCATATTTTGGTACTTATTATTATGAAGGTATCAATTCCAAAAAGCTGGGCATCTATCACAATAGAACAATTCCCACTTATTTACGATATTATTAAAGATAAAGATATTGAGCCAATTGATAAAGAGGTTCGACTAATATCTATTTTAACAGGCTTATCAGTTGCTGAAATTGAAGATATTGAACTTGGACATCTAAGGGAGTTAATCAAAAAGGTAAGGTTTATCTTTAAGTTAGAGTTTCCACAACCAGTTGAATGGTTTAATCATAAAGGCTACAAATGGAATGTTAATTACGATATAAGTAAGATAACTTCTGCTGACTTCATAAGTTTAACTAAGTTAAGCAAAACCGAAGATGATGTAATTATGAACATGGCAGAGATAACAAGCATCTTTGTTAAACCTTACAAGCGTAAATGGTTTAGATATGTGCCAGTGCAAATGGAATACCAAGAAAGGTTAGAACTAATTAAGACTATAAATGTAGGTGTTATTTACCCTGTATGTGTTTTTTTTTGCAAGGTCTTAACCAATTTATTACCCGTTATAAAGGGTTATTTGGAAACGGAAAAGGAAAAGATATTACAGAAGATAGCGAAGGAGATAGAATTGAGTTAACAGAACAGGATAAGCATTTTGAACATTGGGGTTGGTATGTAACATTAGATAAGTTGGCTAACAAAGATAGAGAGAAATGGGATTACTTTTTAAACATGAATATAGTAGCATTTCTTAATTATTTAAGTTTTGTAAAGGATAGGAATAAATGGGACAGTTAGATAACTTATTAAAATCATTTGACAAAAGGATTAATGACTTTGAGCATTTGACTTATAATGAATTAGATGTAGTTATTCAGCAGTTTATTGGCGATGTTAAACAGAACTTAGAAACAAACGATTTAAACGCATCGGGGCAGTTAAGCGCATCTATTGTACCATTACCATCAATAACGAGTGCAGGTGTTGTTAAAATAAGAATAGAGCTGAATGATTATTGGAAGGATATAGACGAAGGAACTAAACCAAAGGGAGCAACTAAAGATAATATAGCTAAAATGCTGCCACAGATAGTAAAGTGGATAGCTAACAAGCCATCAGTACAACAATTAAGCAAAGTAAAAAAACGTGAAACATTAGCCTATTTAATTACAAGGGCTATATTGAAAAAAGGAACTATAAAGAAATTCGGTTACAAAGGAAGTAAGTTTTTATCTTCTGAGTTACCAGGATTCAAAGAAAACATATTAAAAGTATTAGAACAACAATTAGTTAAATAATGGCACTAACAATAACAGGATTAGCGGATAGTGGTTTTTACCCTGCAAACAATGATATGTTTTATACATTGTCATCTACTAATACAGCACAAGCTAACTTTAGATACATTGCAGATATTTACATTAATGGCTCATCTACTTACAATCGTATTGAAGTGGTTGCACATCCTACCTATTCAAGTGGTGTAGTTGATATTAGTGGAATAGTACAAAGCTATTTAACAAGTAACCCCGAAGATAACACAACTACCTTTAAGCAATGTGGTAACCATATTTGCAGTTATGTAGTTCAATTTGGTGAGCAGTATGGTCCAAGTAGCGGTGTAACAACTTACCCAAACATAACAAGTAAAACAGCATACGCTTATAATGGGGTGTTCAATCCTATTGATTATTTAAGCTATAATGATGCAGCTTATAAGTTAGGCAATACATCAAGTAACTTCTTAACTGACAATCCAAGAATAGAAGTAACCGCAACCGATAAGCTAAACATAGGATTTTTAAACAACACAACAAACGAGGGTAAGTTTTTAGAGATTTCAAGTTATGAGCCTGATGGTAGCTTTGCCGATACTGTTACGATTTTAAATCCATACAATACGATTAGCGCAAATGGGGATAGATCAATAGATATTAACGTAGGCTTTGCATGGTTAAATAGTTTAGTAACTGCCGACTTTGTAACTGGCTCTGCACCTTTCTTATTAAATCCAGGTAGTTACACAATTAGAATGTTAGATAGTACAAGTGCAGCATCTTCTGAAACTTTGACTATTTACTTAGTGGACCAATGCACAAAAGGAACTCCAGTACGTTTTAAGTTTATGAATAACTATGGTCATTATGATTACTTTACTTTCTTAGGGGCTACAAAAAAGAATACAGACATAAAAAGAAACTTATATAAGAGTGATAATAACAAGTGGAGTACATCGGGTTACTTAGGTAATGCAAGAAACAGAGGTACTACACAATTTGAAACAGTATTAAATGATACTATCAATGTTCAATCTGATTGGATAACAGAGGCGCAAAGTGTATGGTTAGAGCAGTTAGTTAGTTCGCCTGATGTTTATGTTTACGAGGGTAGCAACTTAGTAGCTGTTAACATTGTAGATACAAACTATCAAACGAAGTATGTATCAAATGACCAACTATTTAACCTCTCATTAAGTTTTAGATATAATTACAATAGAACAAGACAAAGAAGATAATGAATACTAAAATCTATATTAATAGCGAGTTAATTGATATTACTGATGATGTTAGTATTCCATTAACTTATGCAATTGCTGATGTTAGAGAGCCTGAGAAAAGGAATACCACGTTTAGTAAAACAGTTGTTATACCTGGCAGCCAATTAAACAATAAGTTGTTTGGTCAAATATGGAATGTAAATAGTAGTGTTAATTCAAGTGGTACTACTAACTTTAACCCATCTTTTAACCCTAACTTAAAAGCAAATGCAATTATTACGTACAAAGATGTTGTACAATTTACCGGCATAGTTCAACTGCTTAATGTTAACTTGTTAGATGAATACGAGATTAATTATGAGGTTGCTTTCTTAGGTGAGTTGGGTAATATATTTCAAGCAATAGAGAATAAGACTTTAGCACAGGTTGACCTTTCAGCCTATAACCATTTATACACAGCGCAAAATCAAAAGAACAGTTGGGATTACTCTATAATTAAAAACGGGGCATCTTACCCTTTTACTTTAGGTGAGGGCTATGTTTACCCTTTAATTGATTATGGTTATAACAATGGAGTTGATTGGAATGTTAAGCACTTGTTTCCTGCTGTTTATGTAAAGACAATTATTGATAAGATAATAGGAGATTCAGGTTTCCAATATTCAAGTGATTTCTTTAATACCGATTTATTTAAAAGATTGGTTATTCCTTTTAGCGGTGGTAGTGCTTTAAAGTTAACCGATGCACAGATTGCTAATAGAACATTTAGGGCAACAGCAAGTGGAGTAACGCAGATAAATAACTATGGTTCAGCTATACAAACCATTTTAATAGGTGATGATAGTACTTCTCCTAATTTTGATGATGGGAATAACTATAATAATACTACAAGTAAGTTTACTGTTTCAAAAAGTGGAACTTATGTATTTAGGTTTAAACCAAAAGTTACTATAACACACTTTCCAAGTGCTAATACATCTTTGAATGGTCAGTTCCCAGTATTAGGAAACTTTAGAATAAGAAAACAAAGCGGTGGTTTAAATTTATTAACTTCCGTATCTGTTAGATTGTGTAGTGGTGCAGCTTTACCAAATAACTTTTCAATATTAAATGGTGGCGCAAGTGTTACAAGTGGAACAACAACATTAGAGGCAGAAGGTGAAATATCAGTAACAGCTTATGCAAATGCAGGAGATATAATTTATTGTGAATACGTTTATCAAGGTAATGTTGGAGGTGTTTATTTATCAGGTATAAATTCAGCAACTAACTACCAAAGAGTAAACGTTAACGTTGGTACTTTATTTGCTGTACAAATGGCAGATGTTGATATACAAGAAGGAGATAGTGTATCTATTAACAATGTGCTACCAAGTAAATATAAGCAAAGTGATTTACTGAAATCTGTTATTAAGTGCTTTAATCTATTCATACAACAAGATAAGTTAATACCTAACAAGTTACTTATTGAGCCTCGCAAAAACTTTTACCCAAATACAGCTGATTATGTTCGTGATTGGACTGATAAGCTAGATAATAGTAGGCAAATAAAGATAGTTCCAATGGGTGAACTTAATACAAAGCGTTTTATATTTACCTACAAAAAAGACGAAGATTACTACAATAAACAATACTTTGATGAGTACCAAGAGGTTTATGGTGAGAAAATACTTGATGTTGAAAATGATTTCTTAAAAGGTGAGATAAAAAACGAGGTTATATTTAGTCCAACTCCATTAGTTGATACTATTGGCATAGATAGAATAATACCAAAGATATACGATGTTGATGAGCAAGGAACGATAAAACCAAAAGCAAGTAACATAAGATTGCT